GATCTCAACACAAGCTTAGGTAATTGCATCATCATGTGTATGATGATGTGGACGTGGGCCAAGAAAGTTGGTGTCCATATCGAACTGGTGAACAATGGTGATGATTGTATGATCATCATGGAACGCAAGGATCTCGAACGTTTCATGTTAGGCGCGGAAGGGTTTTTCACAAAGTGCGGTTTCCGCATGGTGTTTGAAGAACCCGTTTACGAGCTACCGAAGTTGGAATTCTGCCAGAGCAGACCCATCCGTACCAGAGCAGGTATGATGATGGTTAGGAATATTCCAACTGTGTTGAGTAAAGATACCCAAACCACACTCGACATTGATGATATCGCAAAACGTGAACAATGGTTTTATGCTATTGGGGATTGCGGATTGTCAATGTATGGTGACATACCTGTATTACGAGAGTTTTACAATATGTTTGCCACGCAAGGTTCAAAGTGTGATTATAGACGACAGAAGCATTTCATGATGAGTGGAAGAGCTTACGAAAGTCGTGGGATGAGTAAGAAATACAGCGCTGACATCATGGAGGAGACCATGTATGACATCTGGTGTGCGTGGGGAATCACTCCCTGCGAGCAGTTGGTACTTGAGGAGCACTATCGCAATGTCAATTTGCGGAACATGACGAGTGTTGGGGAACTTCCCCACATTCGGGTGTCCAATGTGTTGTTACCGTACTAGGCGCATGTATAATATAATAATAGTGATCGTCGACCCATATAAAAATTCCAGCAATTTACAATGGTAAGAAAAACAATCAAAGTGAACATCAACAAGCGAAAGGGTGCAGCACCAAAGAAGCAAACCAGCGTTTCGGCGATTGGGAAGCTTTTACGTGCAATGGGCGGTGCCGGAGGATCAGCGCTGGGTGCCTACTTAGGTGGCCCAGTTGGACTGACCGGTGCTGCGGGGACGCAGCTTGGAGCACTTGCTTCCAAGTGGTTGGGTTTTGGTGACTATCGTGTTCAGCGGAACAGTGTGTTAACCAACTCAACCCAATCGATCCCTGCCATGCACAATTCGAGTCAAACGGTCGTTGTCAGACACAAAGAGTATATTGGACCGATTCTTAGTTCTATTGCATTTCGGCAACAGTACGAGATACCGCTCAACCCAGGTTTGTCAGGAAGTTTTCCCTGGCTTGCTGGAGTGGCGCGGCGATTCCAAGAGTATGCTATAAAGGGTGCAGTGTTTCACTACATCCCTGCGTCTGGCACTGCAGTGTCAGGAACGAGCCCATCTTTGGGCACGGTAATGATACAGACATCGTACCGCGCGAGCGATACACCGCCTGTATCTAAGAGTGAGATGTTGAATGAGTATTGTGCATCTGAGGCCGTGCCATGTGAACCATTTATACATCCCATTGAATGTGATCCTCGAGAGAATCCATTTAACATCCATTATTGTCGTAGCATGAGTCCACCTGATGGTGAACCATTGATGAGCTACGACTTAGGTAAAACATTTGTTGCTACTCAGGGACAGCTTGCAGACGGAAACGTCCTAGGCGATCTCTGGGTAACGTACGAGGTAGAGTTGAAGAAACCTGTTGTACGCACTGATGTTTCTAATGGAGGTTATTGGTACGCTTCTTTCACGCCTGCAAGCGGCACCGCATTGTTTAATACTCTTGTTACAGAGACTGGTACACTGGACATGGGTTTCCTTGCGGCAAATACACTAATCTTTCCAGATACAGGTAGTTCTACATATGTTGTAGCACTATACTTTTCAGGTTCAGATTTCTCAGCGTTCAATTGGACTAACACTGTGTTGGTCAATTGTACTAAGAAAGTGTGTAATGCTGTAGGCAATACGTCACAATTTAGTCAGGTGGCTTCTGGCTCTGCCAAAGTCGTCTGCAATGTTGTGCTTACGAAGACAGATCTCACAAAGGAGGCGTCAATTCAATTTACTGGGTTGACATATACTGGGACGCCCGGGACTGTCGCTGCTTCTGTTTGGGCTCTTGATGCGGAGATTCCTGTTTAGAACGACTCATATATCAACATGAATGAAATCTGGTTGCAATGGAGCAATAGGATTGGATAGCTTAGGCTGATAGAGGGATAAGAGGTGCATGTGATTGCCATCATATGTGCGTAGTGCTCTTCCTCTTGCATGGCAGTTGGGCCAACACAATCAGATCAATTCATGTACTGTTTATAACAAGATCTGGAGATCCAGCTCCACATATCTGTACTGTGTACATCTAGAATCTGGAGAATAACACCTAAAATCTTTTAG